GACTTCGGGAAGGGCAGCGCATTCTTTTGGTCAGCGGACACGAAGAACCCCGACTCCGTGCGTGGTCTAGACAAGATCAAGAAATTGGTTATGGACGAAGCCGCCCTTGCGGAAGAGGAATTCTACCAAATCTGCTCCGCTACGCTCCGTGGCGCAGGCGACCCGCAGATCTTTCTGATGACGACTCCCCGTGGCTATGCGAATTGGGTGAGCCGTCTCCGTGGGCGTGAGGACGTGGAATGGATTTCGGCTACCACCTACGACAACAAGAGCCTTGGCGAAAGCTACTTCAAGCTTATGGAGTCCATCTACACGGGCAAGTTCGCAAAGCAGGAGCTGTTCGGGGAAATCCTCGACGGGGAAGCCGTGGACTCCTTCTTCAAGGCTTCCGAAATTTTCGGGGCACGGGACTCCAACAGCCAACGCAGGTTCGGGCGGGACATCATCGGTGTGGACGTCGCCCGATTCGGTGACGACACCACCACCATTTGGAAACGAGTCGGCTACGTGGCGGAGCTGAAGGAAGTCCTAGATCAGTCCGACACCTTCCAAATCTTGGACGCCATCTACAGGAACGGCAACAAGGAGACATCGATCGTGTGCATCGACGGGACGGGAAACCAAGCTGCGGGCGTCGTTGACATCCTCCGGAGGCAGGGATGGGACGTGCGTGAGATTATGTACAACGGGGAGTCTCCGGACAAGATCCACTACTTCAACAAGCGGACGTGGCTGTTCGCCCAACTTCGGGAGGCAGCCCGCAGGGGTCTGAACATTCCGGACGACCCGATGCTCTTGGAAGAGATGCAGGCTCTCCGCTACTTTATGGCGGGGCAGGGGCAGGTAGCCTTGGTCCCGAAGGAGCAGACGAAGAAGGAACTCGGTCGCTCTCCGGACAGGGCTGACGGCTTGGCTATCACGTTCGCTGCAAGCTCCAAGGACGACCCGTTCGAGACCATCGGCATCGTGCAGGCGGACCTCGAAGCCGACTTGCAGAAGCTGTTTGAAACTTACCGATAAAATTGTAGATTTCTTGAAAAGGAGTTTCTATGGAAAACCAAGACGACAACGGAGTGATCGACAGGTTCAAGAAGTTTGCCGAGGAGTCCAACTCGAAGTTCGGGGATCAGATTTCCGAATGGCGCAAGATGCGTGACTTCGCCTGCGGTGACCAAACCGACGCCACCTACGGCAGTACGAAGTCTTCCCGCTACAAGGCTCTCGCCAACATCATCCCGAGAATCCGTGGCTCGGTCGTGAACCCCGTGCGCATCACGCCCTACGGCATCGACTTCATCAAGCGTGGGGCGTCCACTGACGATTCCATCCACAAGGCTCTCACCATTTGGATGCACGACTTGGTGGAACGCTCGTCCCCGTCGCTCTTCCAAAGCGAATCGCTCACCAACAGCGTGGGCTTCGGGCTCGGAGCCTTCTACGCATTCACCGACATCGACGAGATGACGGGCGAGGACGAAGTGTTCGTGGAACACATCACCGACCCGACTATGCTCGTTCTCGACCCGAGCTCTTCCGAACTGACGGGTGCTGACTCCGAAAAGCTCGCCTTCGTGGAAATCATCTCCAAGGACAGGGCGAAGCGTGAGTACGGGGAAGACGCCTGCGACAATTGGGACAAGCCGTTGGTCAGCAACTTCGGTGGCTCTTGGAGCGTCACCTCGACGAACCAAGTCCAGCTCGTCACGTACTTCGAACGTGTTAAGGAAGGGGTGGCAGTACACAAGTTGGTCGGGGACAAGGTGATTTCCTCAGTGACCCTTCCCATCAGCCGGATTCCGGTATTCCTTGTCAAGGGGATGTGCGATTGGGCGGGACAGAAGCAGGTGCTTCACGGCTTGGCGCAGATGCTAAAGGATGTTCAGTTGGTCGTGAACTACTCTCAGTCCCAACTTGGCGAACGCCTCAAGAGGGCTCCCAAGGCTCAGTACGCCATCTCCAAGGCGGGGATGGAAGGCAACATCGACTACTACAAGGATATGGACAAGAACCTCACCCCGCTTCTTCCGTACAACGAGTACGACAAGCAGGGGCGCAAGCTCTCCGTCCCGACACGAGTGGACAACTCCGTTCAGACGGGCGACCTCAAGGAAGTCTTCGCTATGCAGCAGGGCTTGGCGGCAGCCATCTCGGGCGTGAACAGCAACCTGTCCGTGACCCAAGGTCTTGGCGACAGGGAAACTGCGGAAGGTCTCCTTCTCCGCACGAAGACGACCGAAGTGGACATTTCCCTCTTCAGAGAGCATCTGAAGAGTTCCATCAAGGCTCTCGGCAAGGTGCTCCTCGAATTGTTCGCATATCAGTACGGGGGCGAGTACAACTTCACGGCAAAGACTCTGAAGATCGGGATTGCGGTGCAGGTTACGAAAGGTCCGGAGCTCGTGACTTCCAAGCAGGAAGCCCGTCAGCAGCTCTTGGCTTTGGCACAGCTCACTCCGGAAGCGATGAAGCCCGTCATCGCCTACGGGGTCGCATCGACTCTCGACAATCCGGAAATGCAGGAAGTGTCGAAGATGCTGTTCAAGCTCCTGCCACCGCAGGTGTTCACGGACAACCCGCAGATTCAGCAGTTGCAACAGCAGATGGCGCAGCAGATTCAGCAGTTGCAGTCCGAGCTCGCCAAGAAGGATCAGACAATCGACGCCTTGAACCATCAGATCCACGCCTTGCAGCTCAGAAGCCAAGCCGACGTGACTGTCGCCCAAATCAACGCCAACGCAAAGTTGCAGTCGGAAGCGTTGAAGCAGGGCGTCAGCGTGGAACGGCAGGCTGCGCAGTCGGAAACCGACATCAAGAAGATGCTCCTGCAGGCGCAGGCGCAGGAACGCAGGGACGCACAGAAGGCTCGCACCGATGCCGAACTGAAGGTGTTGGACAAAACTTTGCCACAAGGTGTTGCCTATCCCCCGCAAAATGAATTATATTTAGGATAACAAGCTATCGTGGGCTTAAACACGGAGAGGTAAAATGAGTTACAAGAGTGAAGACTTCCAACGTCTTACAGCTATCATTGAAGCGGAACCCGAAGAACAGCCACAGGAAACCCCTGCGGAAACAGGTTCTCCGGAGGCTACCCCTGCCGAAGGGAACGACAAGGAAAGCCACTGCGATGATGATTGTGCCGAACACGACACCCATTCCGAAGGCGACGGACATTCCCATCCGGATCCGGACGAAGGCGGGAAGGGCGAGCAGCCCGACGATAAATCGGCTATCGTTGACAACGATAAACAGAAGCACTCGAAAGAGGAACAGCAGAAGTTTGCCTTTGCGAAGCTGACGAAGAAGAATTCCGAGCTCCGCAAGCAGATCGCTGCATTGCAGGCGAAGAACAAGGAATACGAGGAAAAGCTCTCGAAGCCCTTGAAGGCGGAAGACTTCAAGAACCAAGCGGACTTCTACTCGGCTTCCACCGAACAGCTCCTTGATGCCCGTGATATGAAGCACAACAAGGAACAGCTCGACAGCCGGATGCAGGAACTGATGGAATCCGAAGCGCAGGAAGCCCAGCTCCGAGCCGAAGAGAACATCCGTCAGCTCTTCCCGAGCGAAGAAGCGCAGAAGGATTACCGCAAGGTAGTCGGCACTGCCGTTGAAAAGGGATTCGACAAGTTCCTTGACAACACTCCGCAGGGACAGAGCATCGTCGATTTCTGCAACGCATCCCCGATCGGTGCGAAGATCATCTATCACTTGGCAAAGAATCCGAAGGATTTCGTTACCTTGATGAAGTCCCCGACTCCGCAAGTGCAGAGCTCACGTCTCGTGGCTCTTGAACAACAGCTCAACGCAGGCGAATCTTCGCAGGCGCCAACGCAGGTTCAAGAAACCGCAGGCACGGACTCGAAGAAGCGGACTTTGCCGCATTCGGGCAAGCTCAAGACGAGTGCGCCCGCAGGCGACGTGGATGACGATGAAGCCATCGCTATGATCCGTCGTCGCTTATAAGGAATAAGCTTATGGCAATGGAAACTCCAGTACCTCTGAACCGAAAGGTCAAGTACTTCGCAGCCGCTGTCGATGACGCTCTTCCGTATGTGAAGGCGTCCCGCAGCTATCTTTCCGATCAGCTCTCCGGCAAGAAGATGGGCGATACCTACTTCTTCTACATTCCGGATCCGGGCACTGCGTCCGTCGGCACGAAGGACCTCGACATCAGCTCGATGAACAAGAACGTCCACGAACGTGTCATCGCAGCAACCATCGTGTCCGGCAAGGCTGCCGTCGATCTCACCGCTTGGAACAAGATGCAGTCGATCGAAAACTACGTCGACGAAATCGCCAACCCGAGAGGTCGTCGTGTCGCTGCCGAAATCGAAAAGGACATCATCGCAAAGAACGTTTGGATCTCCGACAACGCCTTCGTAGTCCCGAAGGTGAATGACGACTCCGGCTTGAACTTTGCGACCTTCCAACTCCTCGCTTCCAAGCTCCGTGGCGTCAAGGCTGCGGGCAAGAAGGTCGGTTTCGCTCACCCGAACCTGTTCGGTGAAACCGCATCCAAGTTCCTTTCCGCCTTCATCCCGTCCGAGATTCAGTCCCGAATCTACAACGACGTGTACCTTGGCGACTACGCAAAGGTCTCTTGGATCGAAGAAAACTTTATGCCGTGCGTCGAAGTGGGTGCAACCCTTCCGGCAATCACGGGCGCAACCTTCCACGCCCCTGTAGTCGATGGGCAGATCTCGGCTACTGACGGAACCATTTCCGTAACGGGCACGAACCTTTTCGTGGGTGCAGCGTTCACTGCGACCTACACGGACCCGATCACTTCCGCAACGAAGTCTTACGGAACGATCGACCTTAACGGAATGGCTGTTCCGCACGAAAAGAAGACGTTCATCATCGACTCCGTGAATGCGGACGGCACTGCGGGTACTTTCGCAGGAACCTTCCGCTTCAGCACCAATGGCGCAACGGGCGGTGTCTTGAACGTCAACACCAACCCGACGCTCGATGGCGACCAAGTTGCCTTTGCGAATGCAACCTTCACGAACATTCTCGAAGCCAACAAGAGCTATTTCGTGATGCAGGTCAGAGACCACGATTGGCTGGAATTCGATTCCACCAAGTTCCCCGACCTTGCGGGCTGCGAAAACGGCTCCGCCTCCTGCGGTGGCATCACGGTGCAGACTTGCGAATGGGGCGACATCAACACCCGTGTGAGCACGATGCGCATCGACGTTCCTTACGTCGCAAAGGGCATCGATCCACGCCTGTCCCGAATCGCCTACGTCGAAGTCTAGTTCAGTCTAGGATGGGAGAAATGAGCCGAGGTATTTCGCCTTGGCTCATTTTTTGTTATATTAAGAAAGCGATAATATGCCGACGCAGGCGATGGACTCTTTTTCTCATTAACCTCATTCCATCGTCTGCGTTTTTTATTTTGGAGCGACTATGGCGAAAGTAAAGGACATCATCAGAAACGCCTATCAGACGGCTCAGATCCTTGGCGAAGGTCAGCAGCTCTCGGGCGACCAAATGGAAAACGGGTTACAGCTCTTGAACGAATCCGTGTATCAGTTCAACCTTCAGCAGTTCCTGCCGTGGACTCGGCAGATGGCTGAATTCTCGGGCGACAACCACCAAGCCTTCATCTTTCAGCCTGTCGCCAACACGGAAACGAAGCGTGTCGTCCCGCTGACCAACAAGGCGTACTTCTTCGACAGGGAACCGAAAATCATCGTGGGCGCAGTGCCTATCGCAATCGAGTCCCTTTCCTTCGGCAACGGGATGTCTTGGATCCCGACGAAGCCGTTGGGCTTCTCGGACTTTCAGAAGTACACGCTGAACGGGGTTTCGTCCATCCCCAACGCATTCGCCTTCGAGCGTGGCGTCTCCGCTTACGATGCCGAAGACAAGGCGTTCAGCAACGTCAGCTATGGGGTTCTCTTCTTGAATCGTGGGACTGCCCGTCCGCTCCGGATGGTGTTCAACGAAACGCTCCCGACGTACAAGATCAACGACTCGATCGACGTGCCGAAGGAGTACGAAGCCCTTTTCCGCTATGACACGGCTTGGCGTTTGGTATCGCAGAAGATGATGCCGGACGACATCAAGCTTGGCGTCAAGGCGTTGCTAGATCCTGTGGAAAAGCTTATCAAGGATCTCAACGCAAAGGACCACTTCATCACCTACGAAGACAGCGGGGAATCTTCGTACTATGACATCCTCTGCCCCCGTGAATGGAACAGGTTAGCGTAATGCCTACTCAGAGCGTAGTCGAATCCAAAGTCGTCGGCTCTTCCTATCAGATGCCCGACGCAAGAAACCTTGACGACGAAGTGTCGCTGAATATGTACTTCGAGCCCGTCGTCAAGCAGAACGACCTTCAGTCGAAAGGGATCCTCCGTTCGGTGAACGGGACGGAACTCTCGTTCAAGTTTGACAACGAAGGGAACGCCCGAGGGCTGTACTCCACGAATTTCGGCTTCAATGGCGAACCGGAATTGTGGATGGTCATCGGCAAGAACGTGTACGTGAAGTCGGGCAATGACGACCCGCAGCTTCTCAGCTCTCAGCTTTCCCTCTCCAACGGGAAGGTGTTCTTTGCCGAGACGGGTGGCGTGGAGCGCAACCTTGCCATCGTGGAGTCGGGACTCGAATCGGGACAGATGGCTGTCTTCTCCTTGAGCGAGGACGGCATTGCAAACAGGACGGCACGGATGGTGGAAACCCCGAAGAATCCGTACCGATTGGATTCCGACGGGAATATGCTCCCCGTCCATCCGACGACCATCGTATCGATGGCTAACAGGCTTATCGTGAACGACAAGGGCACGGGTCAGATTTTCCTAAGCCGTCCGGCAGCGTTCGGCTCGGGCACGATCAAGGTGTATCAGTACAACGTGTACGAAGGATCCACCACGACCACGCCCGTTGCGACGCACGTATTGGGATGCAACTTGGCGCAGGTGATGGCTCGCTACGACAACCCGATTTCTCAGATTATGTACGAGGACGACGGCTACACTCCGGACTACTACGAAGCCAACCTCCAAACGGAAGGCAAGTGGAATTGGCTCTCGGACACGGGAAGCTACCAATACGAAACGGCTTTATCCTACACGGGCGACAGCGTGGTTGCGATGGAGTGCATCAACAACAACCGCTTGGTCGTCCTTGGCAGACGCTCATTCGACATTTGGGAACTCGCCACGGACGAGGACGGCTACTACTCTATCTCGAACTCGTCCACGGGCAACAACATCGGTTGCGGGGCTCCTTTCTCCGTGGCGAAGACGAACAACTTCATCTGTTGGCTAGGCGCAGGCAAGGACGGCTACAACGGGATTTGGAGCATCAAGGACGGAACGGAACCTTCCAAGATTTCCACGCCCGCCCTTGACCGGAAGCTTTTCTCTATGTCCCGCACGGACGACGCCATCGGCTACGGGTACGCCCACGCAGGGCACATCTTCTACGTCATCTCGTTCCCGTCCGAGAACGTAACGTTCACCTACGACTTGACCACGGGTTATTGGCACAACCGCTCCTCGATGTCCCGTACCACGGGTCTCGACGAAATGTGGCAGCCGATCTACCCGCAGGAATTCAACGGCAAGCAGTATTTCCTCACCTATTCCTACAACTGCCTCGTCTTCATCCAAGACAAGAAGTTCACGGAATGGGACGGCTACAATATCCGACGACTGCGGAGGTTCGCCCCGTTGGTCTCCGCATACAGCCCCGTCATCTTCAACGAGCTGAGGATCGAGTGCGGTGTGGGCTTGACGCAGGTGCTTCAGCCTAGGACGTACATCGACGAGAATGCGTACCACGAAACGGAAGGCTACAACCCGTGCGTGATGATGCGCTGTTCCCCGAACGGCTTGGTCTTCGGCAACACCATCACGGCAAGGCTCGGACGTGCGGGTATGTACGATGCAGAATGCCGATGGCAGCAGCTCGGGCTCGGCAAGTATTTCGTCGTGGAGCTGTGTCTGACCGATCCGGTGGACTTCTACATCTTCGACTCCAAGATCCGTTTCGTAGCATCGCAGAGGTTCTGATATGTCAACAAAGAGGATTTCCCGAAGCCTTGGCGACAATATGTCCGTAGACAGATGGTCGAGGGTGGTGGACGCCATCCAAGGCGTTTGGCAGTCGGAAACGTCGGACGGGGTTTCGGTAGGCAAGTCCGGACGGCTCACCCATTGGAGCGCATTCGGGAAGAGCGGGGACCGGATCGAGATCCCGCCCTGCTCGTACAACTATATGGCGATCGTGGCGGTCAACCCGAATATGTCCGACCCGAACGGGACTAGCGAACTGAAGATGGTTCCCGTGCAGGCGAACGAGAAATACTTGACTATACTTGCCGAAAATGGTTATTTTTATGCAGAAGGAACGTTTGTGAACATCGAGGATGTTCAAGGAGAGTGATCTATGATTCCTGCAATCATCGCAGGCGCCACCGCAGCGGCAAGCCTTGCCAAAGGGATTTGGGATTCCTACAATCAGCGTGAAGCCGCTCGGCAAGCGCAGGAAGCTGCCGGAGACGCAGCCAAGTCCATATCTAGCGGATGGTACGATTCGCAGTCGATGCGGAGCGACATCGATTCGCTGCTTGACGAATATGCCGGACGTATGTCCGACGTGTATGGCGACATCGACGACATCGGCAAGGAATACTCGTCCCTCCTGCTCGGCAACGGGACGACCTACAACCCGACAGAATTCGACTACGACAAGTCCGTGGAAAGCTTCTACGATCCCGCTTGGGTCGTGAACAACAACGCTCAGATGCGTGCCTTGGAAAACGGGGCTGCGAATTCCGGACACCTGTTCTCTTCGGGACTCGCTCAGAATATGGCGGGCACGACTTCCGCCAATGCGACCGACGCTTACAAGGAAGCCCGTGAAGCTTACTACACCGACAAGCAGCTCGCCCAAGACAAATGGTACAAGGAGAATCAGCTTGCCAAGGACAAGGCTGCGCTCAACCTGCAACGTGCAAGTCAGCTTGGCGACTATACGCAGGGCTACAACGATTGGCTGAGCAACTACACCAACGCCAAGCAGTCGAATTGGTCCGCCTACATCAGCGACTACAACGACGCCTTGAACAACTATGCCACACTCGTCGCACAGGCGGGCGACTACGACCCGAGCGCAACCCCGTCTATGTCGGCAAACTTCAACAAGGGTCTGCTGACGACGACCGGATCCCAATCCTCTATGCCTCTTGTGTAAGGAGTAACTATGGTCCCAATTAACGTAAAAGCCAACAACGTAGACTATTCCCCGTACAAGGAATTGTACGACATCATCTACAATCAGCGTCTGAACCAACAGCGCAACTCGCTGACGTCTTCCTTGATCAACGCAGGCGCAGACGCAGCGGAATCCGCCAAGGGCGTGTACGACATCGTGGGCAGCGAAAAGGCTAACGAAGAACAGGACGCCATCGACGAAGAAGACCGCAAGCGCAGCGAAGCGGAATACAATGCACGAATGGACGAGTACAATCGTCGCAAGGCGAACGCAGCCCGTGTAGACGAATTTTGGGAATGGTACAAGAACCTCTCTCCGGAGGAACGCAACGAATATCAGTACCAAGAACTTCTCCCGCTCATTGGAGGCTATTGATGGCTAAGGCACGTTTCAAAAAGAACGGCAACCCGTACACCCGTGCAGGGTATTTTGCGCCCGTGGAAGAAAAGCTCCGCAAGGACGCCATCGACGACGCAGACGAAATCGGTTTTGCGCTCCCTCCATTGGACAAGGCTAAGGACAAGAAGGACTTGGCTATCAACAAGTGGAAGGAAAGTCTTGACGAAGAAGACGAAAAGATGATGGGCGACCTTCAGAAGCCGTCTTCCGCTTGGGTGAACGAACCCGAAGAATCCGAACAGGAAAGCCCGTCCGGAGAAGAATTCACTCCCGAATACACGATGAAGCTTCCCAAGGGCGAAGCCGAAACGAAGCCGTCCTCTGTGGAAAAGCTCAAGGGCGACATCGACGAAGAGGATGCCGACCTTCCCAAAGCGACGGACGAATCCGAAGCCGACAGCCTCCCGACCTTGGACGAACCGAAGTTCACCATCAAGGACGCTGCAAGGATGTTCGCCCCGAAGGAAACCCTTTTCGCCAAGCTGATGAACACCGAGAAGCCGATGGACTACGCCACGGCTATGCGCAGGTACGGCAATGCGGACAGGGCTCGCAGACACGTGATGTTCGCAGGAAGCAATGCCGACTCCAAGGCTCAGTACGACAAGTGGAACCAAGTCGCTACGGACGAACGTCAGCGTCAGCAGGCGGGCGAAGAAAACGAAAATCAGCGTCGCACGACTGCCGAAAATATGTGGGGGCACTACTCCCCTGCAATCACGCAGGCTATCACCAATTCCACCATCTTCACGCAGAAGTCCTACCAATTGCAGGAAGAAGCGGACAAATTGGAACAGACCGCCCGCAACGAGGCGGAACGATTGGCGAGCGACCAAAACGTTCTTTCCGCAGAATTTAAGACCTTGAAGGACACTTTTTTCCGGAAGTTCGACGACATCCCGAAGGATGCCGAATGGTTCGTGAACATTTCGCGCGATCCGGAAGCGAGCGAAGCGTTGATCCGCAGGTTGGCGGGCACGGCAGGCGGCAAGCAGTCTGCACAGGAACTCCGTGCCCTCCTTGCAAAGCAGCGGGAATTGAACGAACAGCAGCTCCAACTGCGTGAAGCCGAGAACGAAGCGCAGCGCAAGCGCAACGAAGCGGAAGCAGCCATCAGAATCGCAGGCGTGAACTCCGCCTTCGCCAAGCGTGGACACGAAGCCTTCGGTTTCCCCGCCCTCTCGCTCGACGAGATCAAGTCCATCACCCGTCGTGACGACAACACGCAGGAACTCCGGAACAGCAAACGTGCCGACCAAGCCCGTTACGGATCGCTTATCGGCAAGGGTGCGGGACAGGAAGGGCAGGGTGCTGCCGAACCCGAAGTGGCGCCTGTAAATACTCCTGCCCCGAAACAGGACGGAAACGGGTCTAGAACGGCAGTTCCGCCCGCACCCGTACCGAAACCTTCCGAAGCTCCCGTTCCGCCCGCAGGCGCAAGCTCTGAGCCGACGGGACAGACGCAGGAGGATTCTCAGCCGGAAGAAGCGCAGGGCGATCGCAACAAACTCGTTGACGGCACTGACCCCGACCTTTCCAAATTCCTTCTCTCGAAGGTTTCGAAGAATCCGAAGTTGGCGGAAGACGCACGTCGTGCCCGTTCGATCAAGGGAATGAACTCGTCCTACTATGCGACCTACGACTTGGATGCGCTCAACCAAGGCACGAAGAACAACGAGGACCGTGGTGCGACTCAGATCTTCAACCAAGCTATGGCTGACGACTTGAACACCCTCTATGCGGATTACTACAACTTCTACAGACAGGGGAAGGTCTCGCCAAAACTCGGGTCCATCCTCCGTGAAAACAAGAAGGACTTCTCGACTTCGGAACTCTTGAGGCAGTACATCAATGATGTCAATGACAAGCAGGACAGGTTCGGGATGCAGAAGGGCTTGCAGTTGTTCCAAGACGGAGACAAGAACTTCTTAAACGCAACGAACGTCCGAAACTTGGAAAACTCGATGTACCTCTACAACATCATCCCGAACGGGTGGCATCTTCAGCGGTTTATCGAACACGGCAAGCCGCAGGTGGGAGCCTGCCCTCCGGGAACGGACATCGTTGAAGTTTTCTATAATGGCGATATGAGACCGATGATCCTTCCTATCGACGTGGCTAGCAAGATCAGAAGCAACAGAGGAGCGGCTTTCTATGTCAAGTAAGGACTTTCTGAACGAAGATGAAGTCTTGGACCTTTCCCAATTGGAAACCCCGAAGCCGGACGGGAAGGTTGTCGTCAATACGATGTTCCTCCCGAACGAGGAAGTCATCGACTATACGTCCGACAAGGCTCCCGAAATTCCGAGATACACGAAGGTCTATGGCGATACCATCGGACCGGACTTGGAACGTAACTACATCGTTGGCGAAGCCCGCAATCAGATGTGGGAAGAAGGCTTCCAAAAGAACATTGCGGACGCCTTCAAGTACATCGACACCTTCGGTGGTGTGCCCGAAGGGTTCGACAAGCTGAACCTCAAGGCGCAGTGTCAGATGTTGGCGAACATCTACGCACAGAGAGCTGCCAAGACGGACAACGCAAGCGAGAAGGAAATCCTTAGTAATTGGGCTACCACGCTCACGAACTATGCGAACGGCATCCGGAACACCTACCAAGAACGTCTGAACGCAGTGAACCTGCACTACGGGACTCCGTTGGGTGCGGGTCCGGACGAAGACGGGGGTGCGAACCCGAACAACCGCTACAGCGGGACTGAACCGCAGAAGTACGTGCTCCCCGAACTTGAAGGGGTGAGCCGAGACTCCGCCTTCCGGATCCCGTTCAAAGATTCTTGGGGAACGAAGGCTCTCGGGGAACGTGCCAAGACTGCACAGGGAAATGTCCTCGATCACAACGTCGTCACCGAACTCGGTGGCGGTCTTCTCGGTCTTCCTTTCTTGAAGGAAAAATACGATAGGGATGCCGTCGGGATGGACTACAAGGATCTCGATATGAGCGGGCAAGCCAAGCAGATCGCCGTTCCTTTCTTGCGGACGGCAGCCCTTGCTAGTGCCCCTTGGCTGTCGCCTATCAAGGCGGGTGTGGTCGGTGCGCTTGACGCCCCTCTCGTCGGTATGTCCGGCAACGACCCTGCTGAGCAGTGGAATCCGGAAGATGAATTCGTCAGAACTCCGACCGGAGAAAAGGTTCTTAATTCCGGAATTGGTGCATTGGCAAGTGGTGCAGGTTCTATCGCCCTCGGTATGGGTTCGTTCGCAACGGGCAAGCTCGCTTCAGCCTTGGGAAAGAAGCACCCGAAGCTCCCTGTCATTGGCGAAAACGCCAAGAAGTACAAGAAGCAGATGCAGGAAATCGACAAGCTCAAAGACGATCAGTCCAAGGCAGCGCAGGACATCGAAGACTTCCCTTCCGAAAGGTTGGTAGACGATGAGATGGCTGCCGACGCTGCCAAGCTCTCGGGAGAATTGGGTCGAGAAATTCCTGCAAGCGACCTGTGGAAGTATAACAAGTATTCCGTTACGTTACAGCCGGACGAACGTATGCAAACCATTTTCCCGAAGAACAACGGGTCAATGTCTTTCAGAGGGACGTTCGGTCAATTTAAGGATAAGGCGAGTTCTAAAGCTAAGGAAGCCGATGACAAATTTGTGTCCGGCATTAACGAGCTTACGGGCAAAGTCAATCGATGGAATACAAAGCGGGATGAAGCTGTCAAGAAGTCTTCCGAATTCAGCGACGCACAAGCTGCTAGAGAAGCCGAGGTAGCTGCGGCAAACGAAGAACTCCTCCGGCTGAAGCCGTCATTGATCGGTAGCAAGGGCAACCTTTCCCGTGCAGAAAAAAAGCTCGCAGAACACGAAGCCGAGATCGATGCTGCGAAGAAGAGACGTCAAGGTTATCTCGACGGGCTGCTTTCCGCTGACAAGGAATATCAGTCTGCACTCTCCGATTACAACAAGATTAACGAGCCGTATTTGTCGCTGACGAAGGAACGTGCCCGACAGAACGCATTGTTGAAGGCGGAAAAATCCGAATCGGGAAAAAAGGCGTTGTCGAATGAAATTTCGAAGCTCTCGAAGCAGATTGATGACATTACCCCTGCGAGAGTCGAAGCCGACAAGCGTGTGCAGCCTCTCCACGAAAATGTTCGCAATCTTAGACAGATGAAGAATGACGCTTCCCGAGAAATCAATATGCTGAAAGCGAAGAACAGCGTCTACGAGGAATCGGTCAAGAAAGCCAAGGATAGGAAGAATTCCTTGGAACGCAAGCAGGCAGAACAGGAAGCTGTCATCAACGATAAGCGCAAAAACAATATTGCCTACGGGGATTCCATTGCGAAGTATGCAGGCAAGGCGGATTCGCTGTCCGGCTTGGTCGAGAAGGGATGGAATGAAATTAGAAAACTCGAAGCGGATCGTGAGAAGGTTGCCGAAGAGTACAAGATTTTGGTAAACGAAAAGGGTCCCGAACTTTACAGGAACGCAACCAATTCGAGATATTCCCAAACGGCAAACGATGCGATCGAGAAGAAGCGGAAGGAGCTTGCAAACATCGAAGCGCAGATTGCCAAGCTCGAAGCGACTCTTCCGGAAAAGCCTTCCCGTATCGGTTCGCTTATCGGCTACGGGCTCGTCGTCCCATATCATTTGGGTGGTTCCGTGCGCAATTCCTTCGTGGATAATTTGACGCAATCGAAATTGCGTGGCGAATATAATGTAGATTTTCTGAAGAATCCGCCTATGAACGCTGCGGAAGAAAGGCTGAACGCCTACTCTGAGATGGTAGACTCCCCTACTAGCTACAAGAGTCGGGCGAGAAGATACATCCTAGGGAGTGACAGATGATTTGTGCGTCTTTCAATGATTCCTACCCCGTCATCTTCGACAATGACGGGAAACCGCTTGTCGGTCGTGTCAAGTTTATGACCCGACAATCGACCGAGTATCGGGAAATTTTCCTTGAACCCGAAGGGACTACCCGTGGCGCAAACCCGATGAAGACGAACGAATGCGGTCGCCTTCAGAGCCAAGTGTTCCTTCCTTGCGGGGAAGGCGAAGACGCCTTCTACAAGGTCGTCGTGGAAAAATTCCTCGGTGAAGATCCCGAGGATATGGAAGAGTATTGGGACGACGACGAGATGTGGGCGCAGCAGTACGACTACATCCTCACTTTCCAAAAGGACCATACGATCCAATCCATCGTCGTTGAAGCGACCCGATTCATTTCGCAGGCTCCGACCGACTTCGGCATCCTTGTCGTTACGGGATTCTACAGCAACGGGGACTCTCCCGCAAGGATCTACACGCATACGGAAAATACCCCTAGCGGACCGAACGATGGCGTGACGAAGATTCAGAGCGATATTTCCGGATGGTGGGTGTGGAAACCGCAGCCCGTCGTCAATGCCTCCTGCTTCGGCGTCGAAGGTGGCTTGCGCTCCGACCTTCTCAGCCCTGCGATGCAGAGCTTGCAGAGCTACGTCGGCAGCAACTTGAAGGAGGTCGAAGAAGTCTTCTTCAAATATGGAAGATACGCCTACGATGCGGACATCACGTTGCCCGTCAAGGTGCATCTCGACCCGAATGCGCTCTTCGTATCGGCACAGACGACCACGCTCACTTGCAGGGAGTTCGAAGGTCCGTCCAACGCCCTTTCGGAATTTATGAGCCTTTCCGTTTCCCAAGGGGACTTCAAGTTCTCTTGGCTTGCAAATCCGGTCATCACTAGCAACAGCGTCGGCTCGCCTAGCAGGATCATCGTCGATGCGGACAAGACCTGCTACAAGCAGAGCTTCTTCGATACTGAATTTGTCGGGAGCTTTGGTCGGTACAAAGTTACAGGATGGGAAGACCTTGTTGGCGTATCGTTCACACGTTGCAAGTTCTCCAACGGACCGATCTTCAGTTCCGTATTGGGCGAGACCCGTTTCACGTCTTGCGGAATCATCCGCACGGGCGAAATCAGCTCGGGCGATTTCCCGATGGACACGATTGCGGAATCGACGGCTACCAATTTCGTTGTCGATACGAATGTTTCTGCGGAAGCGGACTATCTGTCCGACGGCTATCCGATCAAACTCGTCCGTGGCGGGAAGATCACTTCCGGTTCGCACTTCGTGAAGCTCCCTCAGCGTGAAGGCTTCGACGACGATGCCTTTGCCTGTGCGGTCATCCTGCCGTCCGGCTCGGTGTACAAGCGCAGATGGTATGCGAATGAGGGCTACTTGCAGGACGCAATCGGCAAGGCGGGATATTCCGAAGTGGACCTTTGCGGAATGTCCGGAGGCTTAAGCCTAAAGCCGAGCCTCTACAGGAACGGCTCTGCGGTGCTCAGATTCAGCGACAACGAGGCGGAATCCGACAGGGACTACGTGTTCGAGGACGTGACGTTCATCAAATATCTAGACTACAGCGGCTTGGAGACCGCAAAAAGCCTCACGTTCAAGCGGTGTTCCGTCCCGCTGACGGGATTGGCTAAACTCTCGGTGACGGGAACCTTGTCGGCAGAGAACTGCGAATTCACGTTCACGGCAGTCTTGGGTGTGCCAATAAGTACCTTGGAAGCGGCTGACGCCACTCTCCGTTTCTGCTCGTTCGCTGACGGGATTGTGCTCAGCTTTCTGACGCTCTCGATGGCGAACTCTTCGGCATACAACGTAGGAATCTCGGGGACTCGGTGCGCCATCTCCAACTCGTCCATCCCGACTTTCAACTTCGGCACGACCACGATCGACCTTGTCATCCGGAATTCCGCAATCAACGGGGAAGAAAAAGTCGTCCAAGTGGTTGGGACGAACGAGGGCACGATCGAGAAGAGCGGGATCCTCTGGTACAAGGAAGGGGAAGGCTTCTCTTCCAACAAGGGAATCCACGCAGCGAACACGTTCAAGAGCTTTACTCCGGCAGGTTCCGGCAACCTTGGCAACATCGACTTCTCGGATCTTTCCGGAATCGCTGTGCTTTCCCCGACGAGCAACAGCGTCTCCCTGCTCGAATACGACTCGGGATCCTTCCCGAACTTGAAGACGGGAACCATCCTGCTCATTACGAAAATGAGGGAGGAATCCACGGACTTCTCCGGCTCCGACTTGACCATCACGTATAAGACGTACAAGACGGGCGAACGGACTTCGGGCGACGGAGTGGTTTCTTACCGCAAGACCATCACGGCTACCTTTGACGGGCAGTACGGGGTGCTGATGTTCGTGTGCCTCGACGCAGCGACGGGATTGTGGGACGCCCTCCGTGTCCCTTCTAGCTTCTCTTCCAACTAAAGGAGTATCGATGTTTTACCCTTGTCCTCAATTAAGGCTTTACTTCCACGACGGGAACGGGCATCCGCTCGTAGGCGGGAAGCTGAAGACGTTCGTCTCCAACTCCACGATCCCGATCCGCACGACTCAGACCTACCGCAATGCGGAAGGGACTATCCTCAACCCGACCGAAATTACTTTGGACGAACGTGGCGAATGCTCCGTTTTCTTGACTGCGGGAGTCATCTACCGCTTCGAGCTCTACGATGCAGACGGGGCTCTCGTCTTCGAACAGGACGGAATTTCCGTGGCTTCCGGAGGCGGAAGCGGGGAGTCCGCTACCATCGTCGTGAACTCGGGTTCGGACGGCATCGTCGTTCAGCAGAGCGTGATGGATTCCGGAGTCGTCCTCTATACGATTTCTGCAAAGACCATCGAGGATGCAGTCGTTGCGGAGACGAAACGTGCGGAAGAAGCGGAAGGTGCGCTTGCCGGAGGCATCGAATCCGAAACTCAAAGGGCTACCGATGCGGAAAAGGCGGCAAAGACAGAAGTCGTCGCAGGCGACAACATCGACGTTACCAAGACGACGGGGGCGAACGGGCAGGACGTCTACACCATCACGGGGCTTGTGGAAGCTACCGGAGTCTTCGGGGTCTACACCCGAAACGGGGATGCGTGGAGCAAGATTAGGGGCGATGCGGACATTACGGCTCTTGCCGAAGGAAACTACCACTACACGCTCTTCGTCGGGTACACCGTCGGCAATACTTCCAATGTAATCGCCACGATCGATTCCGACGTCGGCTCCGCCTCGCACAGGGCTCCGGTTGACTGCTCCTACGTCCATGCCGGATGGGTGGAATTCAGCGGGGACTTCTACGGCACGGCACTGAACCCGACATTGGTATTCCCTACGGGCGTCTCGCTCTGTCCTGTCGCCTATCTCTTCGTGCATTCCACGGCAGGCGGAAGCAGCGGTGGCGGGAGCGGGGACAACGACAAGGTTGCAGTGGAATCCGGAGCCGTCGCAGGATTCTTAAAGGATGTATTGGTTTCCGCAAGCGATATGGTGACGCTCGTCCCGAGCGGTAACCGACTGCTCGTGAACGTGAACCTTGACTATTCGAGCGACCCGAAGCTTGCCACGATGGACGAATCGCAGGTGGACGGGGCTACGAGCAACTATGGCAGCTATCAGCTGAAGTCGGGTGCGGACAAGCTCCAATGGGGCGACGACACGTTCCAAACGTTCGATTGGCTTAACGCACAGGTCTATCAGTGTATGCGCCTCTCCGACGCACAAGGCACGATCACCAAGTGCAACGTTGCTCTTTGCGGGTCGCTCGGATTCCAAAGTCCTGCGCCCTGCTTCAATGTCGGGATCTTCGACGCCTTGACGGGTGAACTCCTCGGGCAGAGCGGGCTCAAGTTCTATGGCGAAGACTTCTCTACGGACGAAGAAATATGCGAAGTGGATATGGTGGAGGCAAGCGAAGGCTCGCTGACCATCAAGCGCAATATGCGTTATATTATCCAAGTGTGGACGTGCGGGTTGCAGTTGGCGGGGCTTGACCGCTCGACCAACTACAATTATACTTATGACTACAAGCTCCGTCAAAACTTGCAGACGACGACGAGCTTGCCGAAATTCGTTGACGTTACCGCAGCTATGAGCAGGGCGTCCACCATCCCGATGGTGTCCTTCGGTGCAGAGTCGCTGCTCTGATGACTCGCAAGCCCGAACCCAAGCCGACGAGGCTCGACCTTCTCGGCTTCATTCTGAAACTTTTTCGATTCAAGAGGAACTTCTGATGTACTCACGGAAAGAATATCTCGAAAGCACGGATTGCCGGAAGCAGAACTTGGCACGGGACCACGAAGGTCTAGATTGGAACTATGCGATTGCGCCACGAATCGACAGGGACTTGCACGAGAAGCTGCTGCAAGTGCCTGCGTCGGAGGTGCTACCGTTCATTCAGCTCCTGCCGTTGATCGGCTCGGGCTACTTCGGGACGGCAATCGAGATTTTACAGGGCTTGACAGCGGAAACGGAAACGCTCGCCAATTTGAAGGAATGGCTCCTCGGAGCCCTTGACGAAGCTAGGGAGGTGTAACTATGAGTACATTTCAGAAAATGGACGTGAACGTGAATATTGCGCAGGATTTCAGCGACACGCAGAAAGCGCAGGGACGTGCCAACATCGGGGCGACAAGAGTCGTGTACATCGACACGACTGCGAAGAATGCGGACATCTTGCAAATCTTGTACGCAGGGGACTATCCGGTGCTCCGTGTGGAAACGACGAAAGTTTTGTTCTTCAACTTTGCAAAACTCTTCAACAGCGTAGCCGACTTCGTCGCTGTCCTCGACGGGAAGGTGGTAACGTACACCTGTGCGCAAAACACTTGGACTATGACGGAAGTCCCGTACCAGAGCGATTGGGTCTCGTTCACGCCCGACACCTCGCAGACTACGCAAGCTGCCAAGATTTTCACCATCGGCAACATCGATGTCGGCTACTACTTCG